ATATAATGCTTGAGATTGCTCTTTACTTATATTTAATTGTTTACCTTGATCAACTATTCTTTTATTAACACCACCATATAAATCAAAAAATTTCTTAATTAAACCTATTTGGGCTGTAAATAAAACTACAGGATCAGTTAATTTTTTACCAATCTGACTAAATGTAGTAGTTAAACCTGAACCAAATGCTGCCCATTTATTACCTGTGTTAGCAGCTGTTTCATAAACGTTTTCTAGTATTTTTTCAGTGTCAACTAATTTTCCTAATAAAGGAATTTGAGATATACCTTCAAATATCTTACCTGTTAAACCAGCTGTTTTTTCAATTTGTTTAGCTCTAGTTAATTGAGCAGTTAATGTAGCTACTTGTTGTTTAGATGCTTCTAGAGCATCATTTCTCCATTGAGCTTCTTCTTTAGTTAAAGTGCCAATTTCTTGCTCTAATAATTCAAATGTAGCAGCAGCTTTATTTTGCTCACGTAATGATTTATTAATCTGAGTTTGAATAGTGCTTGATCTTAAAGCACCACGATTTAATGACTCTTGATTTTCTGCGATTGTGAAAACATCTTTAGCAGATGCTTTAAGTGTTTTGGCTAGATCTTTATAATAATCATTAGCTGTTTGCTCAACCTCTTTACCAATTTTTTGCTGTAATTTAAACTGCTCAGCTAAATTATTAGCAATTGAGTTAAGAGTATTATTAGTTATCTTTAACTCATCATTTAATTTGTCTTGTAATTGTATTTCTTCTGGGGTAGCCATTTGTATACTTGCAGTTTATATCACGTATAAATATCAAAAGCGCCTATTTTTTAGGCGCTCTTGCGTTAAATGCGAAATCTGGTATTGGTGGACGTTCTCTAGTGGTTTTATTTGGTTGCGCTGTTTCTGTTCCACCACTCATATTGAATTTTTTATCTATTTCTTCTTGTTGTTTTTCAACAAGTTCTGATAGTTTTTGTAAATAATATTGTCTATATCTTATAGGCATATTATATACTTGATCATGAGTGAATCCACCTTGACTATGATAACAAAGTAAAAATACTTCGTCTAGTATTATTTTCTTATACTCCGGAGTCAGGCCAAAAAAAGCTAACCCCAATTGGTAAATCGATGCCCTCCACTACATCGCCGTTAGATTTAACCGCGTTGACTTTCATGTCAACATCTGGCATCACTTTGTTAATTTGTTCGCGTAAAGCTTTTACATCTCTAGCTAACATATTTTCAGCAAATTCTCTAACCGCTGCTGTTTCTCTATCACCATTAACTGCTACAATAGTATGTTTCAAACGAGTTGTGACATCATATGAACCTTGAGCATTAATTTTTTCTAAACCTTTAATTTCTTTATCTATTTTTTGCTCATCACCATGTGTTAATAACTTGAATGTAACCATAGTTTTAGAGAATGGTAATTCAAAATTAAATTCATTTTTACCTGGTGTGAATAGACTTTCATCAATTTTCTTAGTATCTAATGTTGTTAAATCAACAGTGGCTTTTTCAGCTCTACCTGTATTAGGATCAACAAAGGTAAAATCATAATCTTTACCATATCCTAAAATACGAGCTGCTATCAAAATAGCGTTTTTATCACCATTTAATAACATATTATAGTCTATACCTGTTGTCACAATCATTGATTGTAATAACTTATCAATAACTGTTCCTTGACGAATAAAGTTAGCATTAGATAGAATATCTTCTTCTTTTGCAGTCATGTACTTCATTTCAATAACACCTTTTGATAATGGTGATTCAGGAGGGTAAATTAAACCTTTAGAAGGTAAATCGATTTGTTCAGTAGGATACTTAAACTTTTGTTCCATAACGTTTATATTGTTTTTATATATATAAATATACAAAGATAAAAGAAGTCATCCTTTCGGATGACTTTCTTATTAAATATATGGATGAACGATTAGTAGTTCAGGATACAATAATCCATTGCTATTGTTAAGCTGATTGAAACATACGCTTCGTTAGCCCAATCGTATTCACCAAAGTTAGCTTCTTTAACAAAAGAACCTTTAACTATCCACTCACCAACTACATCACCAACAGGACCTAAAATGTCTAAACGTAAATCTTTTTTATAGAAATCACTATAGCCATCACGTCCAGTTACTGATTCGTGAGCCAAACGAGCCCATTCCATTACAGCTTGAGCGCCACTTGGAGTTACAGGATCATAAAGTTCTAAAGTCATATCATTCCAACGAACTTTACCCTTAACTTTACGGTAAACGTTGATATGATCTAATACGATTTCACCAGCGTTGAAAGACGGAGTTGAAGCTTTTCTAATTAAATATGAAGGGATACCGTCAATATACATTAAAAAGCGATTCTGAACTTTTGGTTCAAAAGCGGTGAACATAATTTCGGTAGGATCTAATACTGCCATTGTATTGTTATTTTATATAAATATTAATAGTTATTATTTTTGCGCAACTGGATTTTCAACTGGTTTCTTTTCAGTTTCAGCGTCTGATTGCATTTTATTTAAGTAACTTAATACCATTTTATAGTTTGGGTTACTATCAAGACCAGATAACTGAGAACCTTTTTTATTTTTTAACCACATCATTAATGCTTCAATTACTCTAGAGTAATCTTTTACATTAGTTACTGCTGATGCTAATTTTGTTAAAGAAGGGCCAACGCCAGCAACCGAAGTATCGGCTGCCGCGTCGTCCTTAAATTCTTTTATTTTTTTATCTTTTATCATTTGTTATTTTTATTAACTTCCGAATTCTACACCAGTTGGTAAGATGTTGAAATCTAATAAGATAAATTCAGCTGTACGAGTTGGTTGTAAGTAAATTTGTCCTACTAATTGGTTTCTATCAATTACATCTGGAGTGTTGTTTGTATCATCCATTACTACTCTGAAAGCATATAAACCTTGTCTTTGTTGTACACTTTCTAAGTATGGAGTAACTTGAGATAAGAATCTGTTTCTTGTTACAGTTGTATTTTGTTCAAATACTAATGTCTTAGAAACATTACCAATGTAACGCTTAAGAGCAATTAATAATCTACGAACGTTAATTCTATCTAAAGCACTAGCTTTTTGTTGTAATGTCTTTTGACCAAATGCTGTAACACCTACGTTAGGGAAAGTAGCGATTGGGTTAACTTTACCAGCATATAAATTATCACGATTTGTTGGAGATAATTTTCTTTCTGCTTGAATAACACCACCTAAACCACCACGATTTAAACCAGCAGGAGCAAACCATTCAGCACTTACATTATCGTTGAAAGCATAAACACCAGCCATAATTGTTGAAGCAGGTACCCATACGTTTCTACCAGTTTCTTGAGATACAACTTGAACCCAAGGCCAATAAGCACCAGCGTAGTTAGTATCTAAACCTTGTGCTTCAGTTACTGGAGTGTTAATAGTTGAACCATATGGAGTTAAATCCATAATATAGAAATGATCACCTCTTTCTTCAGCATTTGAAATATAATTTGTTTGAGCTGTAGCGTGATCAGCTTGTTGTAAACCTGGAGTGATTAATAATTCATAATCATAATCGTCTTTGTTACTTAAAATGTTACTTGCAGTAGCATAGTTAGCAACTGGAATACCTTGAGGAGCTGTAGCTGAGTTGTTTTGGAATAAACTGTTTCCAATAAATGGAATGTCATTACCAATAGCACCACTAAATGCACCACCAAATGAACCACTACCAATTTGAGGTAATGAAGCTGAATAGCTTTGGTTATTTGAATCTGTAGCAACACCACCTACGTTATTAAAATATGATGGAGTATCTCTAACAGATTTAACTCTTACATAGCGGCTATTGTTTGGATAGCTACCAGATAATTGAATATAATATCCACCCATATCAACATCATAAGATACAGTTCTTGATTGATCACCAATTACTGCTGCGATATAGTTAGGTTGTAATGGATCTAAAGATACATTAGAATAAGTTTCTAAAACAACTTTAGTATTTGTATTGTCATCACCACGACGAACTAATACTGTGAAAGTACCTTGTTGTAAATTTACATTTGATACTTCCCACTTAACGTTATCTTGAGTTCCAGTAGCTAAAGCACCATTACTTAATAAAGAACTAGTGTTGTTGTTCATTGTACCAACATTGATTGTTTCTAAAACAAACGATGCTGTGAATGCACTGTTACCTGGAATTCCACTTGTACTAGCAGTTGTAGCACAACTAGCTGTAGCAGCGGTAAATGAGCCACTTGGTACTCTTGTTACTAAAATTGATTCACCACCTTGTAAAAAGTAGTTGTAAGCAGCAATGCTTGTTAAAAACTCATAATTAGCACCTCCGCTAATAAATGAACCACCAAATCTGTTTTTAAAGTCACTATATGAAGTAACTACAGTTGGGATATACGGTTGACCTTTAACAGTCGGACCTACTAATGCCAAACCCACAGTTGGAGGTAATTGGGTTATTTGAGATAAGTCATTCTCACGTGTTAGTACACCTGGAGAAATTAATGTTTCTTGCGCCATGTTTTGAATAGATTTTGTCTAATGATAAATATGTAAGATAATTTATAAAACGAAGAAACCCCGGCAATTACTGCCGAGGTTCTTCTATATTAACTCCTAACACCTAACAATACATATTATGAATTTACTTCACCTGTTTCAAGATTAATAGAGCCTTCACCATATTTATCTTGTAATTTTTTAGCTAAAACTAATTCAGCATCGCTTAAATTTTTACGGTATTCAAGTAAACGAGATTTTTCAATCTCTAATTCACCTAATGATATAGCTAAATCGTTGTAACTAGCTTTAATCTTTTTAATTTCATCTAACTCTTCAATAGTTAGTTTTTTAACTTCACTCATTATTCAGGTTTTACAAGTTTAAAGAAAGTAACATAAACTCCTTCTGATTCTACACTTTCAAAATCAACAAGTTTAAATTCTTTATGTTCTAATTCTTTTTCTTCTTGTAAAAGTGTATTGAAGTCATTTTGAAATTCTACAAACTTTGGATTTACTTCTCTGCTTGTTATTTCACCTTCTTCATTAGTGACAACGTTGATATACATTGGAATACTGATATTACCAGTTTCGTCAGTTTCGCCGTGTTTTTTAATTAATTCTTCTTTAAGTTTCTCAACAGATTCTTTTTCAGTTGTTACTTTTTTAGCTAAATCTGATAGCCAATATTTAGTTGATAACTTAATTTTTTCAGTTAGTAAGCCTTTAGAAAGTACTTCACCAGTCTGATTATTCACAACACCATTAAGTTCAGCTTCTAAAGCATAAAACTCATGTAATTTTAATGTAACTTTTTCCATATATTTTATTTAGATTTTTTCGCTGGTTTCTTAACATCTTTTTTTACAGGTGCTTTTTTAGCTACTGATTTTTTCTCAGTTGATTTTTTAGCTATCTCAGCCATAACAGTTGGTGGTGGAGTTGATTCAGGAGCTAACTCTTCAACATGATTTACTGATGTTTCTTTTTTCTTGTTGTTAAGAACAAATGCTACTGCTACAGCAGCAATTAATAAGATAATAATTAAAGCCATTTTATTTAATTTTTGTTTTATATATATAAATATATAGTAGGTTTAAAAAACAACCAAATTTATTTTTATATTATGCAAATATTTTATGGTTTTGGGTTATTATCTTTTACTTCTTTAACAGCGGTGAACCACTCACTTGTTTTAGCATTATTACCAAAAAGACCATTATTAATATCATGCCATAATAAATCTAATTGTTCTCCTATTTTAGGATATTCTTTTGCTTTTTTATCCTTACATTGATTTTCTAATATTTTTATTAAGTCTCCTTCAGGCAAATTCCATTCAACAGTTTTATCAATGATAAACTGTTCTTTGTTTTCTGCTTCTAAATAATAATCGTATGCTTTTTTTTCCATTTTAATTTATTTTTAATAAAGTGCTACCCCTCCCCATCTATTGTACATTACATTACCAGTGCTGCTGCCATATCGGTTATTAACCACCCAGTAAACATCTCCCACTCTACCATTAGCAACCATCCAAAAGTGATTTGGATCGGATCCTCCATTAGCATTATATTCATAAAGAATATAGTCATTTACTGTTCCTCCGTTTGTTGAAACTTGAGTTACACCACCACTATTACCATGACTATTTGGAAAATATGCAGTTCCGGTATTTCCATCTGATGAGTTAAATGTTCCTGTAAATTGATTAGAGGCATAGCTATTTGTAAAAATATTATTAAATTGTGTAGTTGTTGGTCCTGTAAAAGCTACCCAGTTAAAATAAGAAGCTCCTGTGATACCACCCGCAGCACTACCTCCTGTTCTAGCAAATACTGCTAATTTTGTTACTCCATAATTTGATACCATTGCAGTTGGGGAAATTTGATATTCAGTATCCCATCCTGCTGTTGATATTGTTGAACTAGCAAAATTAGCGTGGCTAGGACCTGTTTCAGCTCCTGTAAAATACTGATTAAATATTATCGCATATCCTACACCACCATCCATTGTAAAATCACAATAACATTGGAAAGCATTACCACTATTAACATTTGGTATTTGCAACCAGTAAACTCCACTTGTTGGATTACCTACTATTTGTTTAATAGCTTTAGCTGATGTAGCTGGAGAAGATGAGGTTGAACCATCACCACTTCCTCCTACATTTACCCAAACAGTACCATTATAGAATTCTGTTCTAGTTGTACTTGTATTAAATCTACCCATACCTGCTGTAGGAGATGATGGTCTTTGAGCAGTAGTTCCGTTTGGTAAGCGTAAAGCATCTGTTTTTGATCCTATATCTAGAGAACATCCTGGGTTTTCAGTACCTATGCCGACATTTCCTGAGCCTCCTGCTATCATCATACTGCGAAAGAAGGAAGAACCATTATTGCTCCAAAATGCTATGCCTTGTGTACTACCACCAGCCCCTGATGCTATACCTAAACCAACACCAGAATTATGGAATATACCATAATTCACACCTGCTCCTGAAGGAGTATCAGAAGCATTACCTATTTCAGTTTTTGTTGTTGTTCCAAATGCTGCTACTCCATTTACATCTAATTTGTAACTAGGTGATGTAGTACCTATACCTACATTTCCATTACCTAATATTCTTAAAAATACTGTACCTCCATCAGCACTTCTTACCATAAATGGAGAATCTGCAGAAGTAGTACCAGCATCTATAAACAATCCATAAGAATTATTAGATGTTGAAGAACCTTTAAAATAACCTGACCAATCGCCAGAAGGTCCATTTGATTGGAATTTATATGCTGGAGATGAAGTGCCTACACCTACATTACCATTAGATTTGATGCGCATTCTTTCAGATATTCCTCCACTATCGTTTCTAACAAGGAAGTACATATCAGAAGTTTGTGTTGAGTTATTTCCTGCAGTCCAAGGACCGGTGCCTACTATTCCTATGCCACCAGCAAGTTTAGTAGTTCCTCCACTATCTGCTTGTCTATATAATAAAACAGGATCGTATCCTCCAGCTGTAGTATTTGATATAGCTAAAGCAAGAGGTGTGCCTGTAAAGGCTGAACCATTCCAATACTCACCAATAGCACCTGCTACTTCAGCTTTATAAGTTAATGATACTGTTCCTACTCCTAATTTATCTGTAAAATATGCTTCATCGGTAAATGTAGATGTTCCCACCACATGAAGTTTAGTTGATGGAGATGTAGTGCCTATACCAACGTTACCTCCAAAATAAGCAGCATGTGTATTACCTCCTACTCTAACATCTAAAGAAAAACCAGAAGCGGGAGAGGAATTGTTAATACCAACCTGACCTCCTGATGTTGAAAATAAAGTGTTGCTAAAGTATGTGTTACCACTGACTCTAGTGGCACCAACAACATCTAATTTATAGCCTGGGGATATAGTACCTATACCAACATTACCCGATGCTTTGATCCAAGTCATTGCTTGAACTCGACCGCTTGAAGTAACACCATACAAGTCTAATCTTCCAACACTTACATCTTCTGTTTCAAAATCATATCCTTGATTTGAAGCGTTTGTTTGTCTAATTGCTAAAACCGGATTAGTTCCTCCATTACTTGTAATTTGTATTCTATCAGAATTTACAAAAAGTCCATAATGATATGTTGAACCATTATACCATTCTTGTAAAACTGTTCCGTCTGCTGATTTAACTCCGTATCCAACATTTGAAGATGGTTTGATATAACCTGAAAAGGTAATATTACTATCAGCGTTTAATGTGCCTGTAAATCTTCCTGTACCCTCAACACGTAATTTGGTATCTGATGATGTGGTGCCTATACCTACGTTACCGCCACTTGTTATGCGCATACGTTCATTTGGAATGTCTCCATTAGGAGCAGTAAAGAACATCATATCAGATGCATCAGATGCACCTCTTCTAGCTACTCTAATAGCCGCTATTCCTCCTGTATATGTTGGAGTAGTCCAAATAATTCCAAAGTTGCTATTAAGGCTTTCATCTCCACGAATATTAATAGCACCACCTGACATTGAAGTTGTCAGTAAGTTTGTGGTTGTTATACTACTATTAAATGTAGCTGCACCTGTTGAGGCTAAGAAACTTACAAAATTTACACTTTGTGCACCTGAATTATCAACAAGAGTTCTAATATTCCAAGTTCCATCTGATGTGTTGCCCCAGATATTAAAGTTTCTAGCGCCTGATGCCATTGCTGTGTTAGTAAGTTCAAATTCTGCATTACCATCTATACCACTAATATGTAAAGCTCTTTTTGGGCTAGTTGTTCCAATACCTACAAAACTACCACTTATTCTCATTCGTTCAGTATCATTAGTGCGAAATACTAATGGGTGATTAGATTTTGTACTTAAATACCCTGCATCTGTATCAAATGCTAATTCAACTGTTCCTGCATTGCTGTTTGCTCTTGCTACAATATAAGCAGCACCACCACTACCAGCATTGACATCTAAATTTCTTGTTCCATAAGTTACTGGAGATGTAGTACCTATACCTACATTACCATCGCTTGTGATGCGCATACGCTCACTTCCGCTGGTGAAGAAATGCATTGGTTGGTTTTCTCTATTAATTAGATATGCTCCACCACTGCTATCAATAGCCATATCAAAGCCATCTGTTATACTTTCACCTGTTGTACCATTAGCCAATTTAAAATGTACTTCACCACTTGAACGATAAAGTACCATTTCTCTTGTTGGTGATGTAGTACCTATACCTACATTTCCATTATTTGCAAAAGTTACTTTAGTTCCAGCTCCTGTACCTCCATAATACCATTGTAAATCAGTTTCTGATCCATTTGTCACAGGTATCGCGGTCCAAAATTTACTACTTAAAGAAGAGTTATTAAAATACATAGAACCATTACCGCTTGCAACACTTGATTGAATTGCACCAACAACATCTAATTTATAAGCAGGAATTGAAGTTCCAATTCCTACATTTCTATTACTTCCACTTTCAAAAATACCAGATGAAGTCATATGATGAGCTCCATCTCCTTTTGCTAAAGCATTGGTTGTAATACCAACTTCACTTCCTAATGTTCCTGAATTTCTAGGACCAACTAAGAATACTGCTGAATCAAAAGCTGATCCTGAAGGATTTGAATAAATCCATTGATTATCCTCACTATCCCATAACATTGATCCTGTTAATCCTGTAGAACCAGAATCATAAACCGCCAAACCTCCAAATCTAATTGTTGGAGTATCTGTGTTTACAGTTATTATGTTAGTACCAATATTAAGTTGAGATGATGTTATATATTGTACACTTTGAGTGCCAAATATAGTCACGTTATTAAAATATGAAGTACCACTTACATATAAATCTTTAGCTACTCTAACCCCTCCATCTGTATAGAGTGAGGCAGTTGAAGTAAATGAAACAGGATTGTTTGCAGCACTAATATATTGAGTGTTAACAAATGTATTTGATCCAGTTGTAGCATAGCTACCTGTCTTAGAATTAAGAGATGTAATGTTACTTTCATTACTTGTAACTCTAGTACTAAAACTGCCCGAAGCTGTCTCTAAATTAGTTGTACGAGTAGAGAAAGAACCTGAAGCTGTTTGTAATGAAGAAATATTAGATTCATCTGTTGTTAATCTTCCTGTTACAGAACTACTTAAAGATGTTAACTCAGCATCTGTTGCGAAAGTAGAATCTAAACTAGAGCTAAATGATTCTAAACTAGTTACTCTAGTTGAAAACGAAGATGAAGCATTTATTAATGATCCACTAGTTGTTTCTAACGAAGATAAACGATTATTTTGAGTAGTGTTTATTGAATCATTACTCGCGGTATATGTTAGAATACTTGAGCTAAACGTTTGTAAAGCGTTTATATTCGTATTATTACTGCCTGTGTATATGTTTATTGAAGAAGAGAATGAGTTTAAAGCACCAATTGATACTTCTGAACCAGTAATGTCACCAATATCTATACCATTATACGTTAGTGAACCTGTTATTGCCGCGTTATGTATTAACATTTGTTATGACTTATTTTATATAAATATTTTTAAATCCCAAAACGTTTACGTTGGACTGTGTAATTTTGTAATATTTCTGATGGTGATAATACTCTGTTATAAATAGAAATACTACCTATAGTTCCAGCCCAATATGAGTAAATATTACCATTATCCATAAATGAACCTACTGAAAAGTCATTAGTTCCTATTCCCCACCCTCCATATCCATCTTCTTGTGTTAAAGAAATAGATGTGTTGTCAATATATCCTCCTAATGTAGAATCATTTCTTGTAATAACTACATTATGCCAATTTCCATTCACTAATTGGGTTTGGTTTGAGGATGCTCTTCTATTATTAGCTTTAGTTTCAGTACTTATTTGAAAATGACTGTAATCACTTCTAATATCTAAAAATAACATTCTTGACGAAGAATCTGAAATCCAAAATGGTCCTCTATGAGCTATAGTGCTTACAGAATCTTTAATCCACATATTAATTGTACAATATTGTATACTTGTAATATTAGTACTTGTATTATTTCCATAATCGTTAGTTCCATCAAATATAAGATTACCACCGTTGGCACTATTAAAAGTTGGACCATTAGCTAAAGTTATATTACGTCCATACCCGCTTGTATCATTCCAAGCAGTGCCACTACCCGGATAAGAATTTTTATCAGCAGCGTCTAGAGATAATGATAACCCTAATGTTACTATTTGTCCATGTCCATATTGTATAGCCATAACTTTATTCTGTTGGTGGAATTAAAATCCATTCATTATTAGATAATATTACTAAAATTTGTTCATGTGTATATTCTGATCCTGAAGGATAAATATCAGGACGACCATACACTCCTGCCTCTATAGTAATAGATTGAGATTGATGTAAAATAGGATCATACCAGCTTTGTGTGTATGAAGCTGTGACATCATTTATGTTATATTTTACAAATGTCTTAGTACCATCTATTGATAGTCTAAGAGTAGATGTATCATATTCTAATAACTGATTATAGTTAAGTGATCCTGTTATTGTTGTAGGTATAATTAAGTAGCGTGTTTCTATCATATTCCAAAGCGTTTTTTATATGCTAAATAGTTTTGTTGTACTTGAGCAGCTGATAGGGTTTCACTATACATTCTGAAAATAGGCATGTCACCAAGAAGACTACCACCATTGCCTAAACCAATTGTTAAGCCAGATGTTGTTGTTGGGGTACCCGCTGTTCCTGTTCCTGCTACAGATCCATTTATATACATAGTAGCACTTCCTCCATTTCCACTTACTGTACCCACAACGTGATACCAGTTTCCTGCTGTCACATAACTAGAAATAGGAGCTAAGGCGACTGATCCTCCCCAAGAGGCGCCATAAGAAAAAGTAAAGTTATTATATATAAATTGCATTGATATGCCTGTGTCTCCATTCCAGTTGTCTGATTTTTGCCAAATGCTTCTAAATGTATTTGAAGCTGGAATTGAATCAGGTCTAAAAACCATTTCATAGCTTTTATTTGTTATAGGAGAATTAGCGTGAGCTACAGTAATATAATCGTTTGATCCATCAAATGTTGGGTTACCAGATGAATTGAAAGATACGTTGCTCATATCTAAAGAAGCATTATATCCACTTATATCAAATAATGAATTTGTTACTGAACGAGAGAGAGTTGATCCAAATGTTGGGACAGTTGTGGTTGAATGATCTTTTTGTTCAACCTGAACTCCCCAAATTTCTACTGTGTCATTAGTAGCTGCTAGACCAGCTCCTGCTAGTATATGGGGAGCAAAAGAAGTAGCATTAGAGTCTGTAGTTACAGTTAAACTTACTTTAGTCCAAATTCCAGGAGCTAATGAATTAAAATCAATACTATTTATAAAAGAAATATTAGGTGACATTTCATATATATACAACCCCCAAGTAGTATTAGCTTTGGACGGTTTTACCCAAACACTAACAGTGTATATTGTATTTGATGAAACACTAGCAGCATAATAACAGAAAGGAGCATTACCTGATGATTGATTATCTTCAACTAAACTAGAATTTAAAGTTCCTATTGGAGAATAGCCAAAATTTTGTGTAATAATAACACCAGCACCATTAGTATTCCATGCTCCATTTGTTGGTTGGGAATATGCTATTAAATTAGTAGTTGGTTCTCCTAAATATGAGTTTTTAACATCTGCCATATCATAAGCAAATCTTAAGCCTAATAAAGTTGTTCCTGGTCCGTTTTTAATTGCCATATTATAAAGTATAAATATTATTATCCCAGCTTATTCCTTCAATAACATAATTTATTGTTGGAGCAGTTCCTGAGTATGTTAATGTGACGTCAATTGTATAAGCTGGACTTCCTCCATTGTTGTATGCTACAACTATATCTGTTACGTTACCGAAGTTGGCTTCTGCTATTGTGCCTCCAACACTAGATCCATATAGTGTTACTATATCAGCTATAGCTGAGCTACCATGTGCTGCTGATTGATTTGCCCAAACATATACTCTAACTGAGTGGCTAAACCCAACATAAGCTATTTTCTTAGCAGTTCCAGAGGAGGCAGCTGTTATTTGTCCAACAACTACTTGTTTAAAAGTACCTCCACCACTAGCTTTAGCAATATATTCATTTCCGGCAACGTGGAGGGCAGCGGCAGGAACAGATGTTCCTATACCAACATAACTTCCTGTTATATTCATTACACCAACACCAGCTGTATATTTACCTAATCTAACAGTGTTATCAGCAAATGCTTCAATTACAGGTAAACCTGCTATTGTGTTTACACTAAATAAACTATTAGTCAAATCATCGTCTACTGAGAATAGACGACCTGAAGTTCCATCTACTGCGAATATATTTGAGCCTGAGCCTTCAAATCTAACAGCGTCTGTTGAGCCAGTGACATGGAGTCTAGATGTTGGGGCTGTAATACCTATACCAACATTACCATTACCTAAAATAGTAACTTTATCACTATTAGTTCCTGAGTCTACTGTTTGAAATACTAATTTTGATGTTCTACCAGAATCTGTTGATGTAATCCAGCTTGTGTATACTGCGCCTTGAACTCTACTATCTGTTGAACTTGATCTAGCTCTAAAAAGTATGCCTGTTCCATTCCCAACAGTACCAGAGGGATTATTATGTAAGTATAAAGCAGCATTAAAATTATTTTCTTGTCTTGTAGTATAAAAATCAGCGGCTCCATCAAATCCATATACTCTTAATGGTCCTCCTCCAGTAGATACTGTTGTACTTCCTACTTGCAATAATGAGGATGGGGATGTAGTGCCTATACCAATATTACCTGAACTCTCAATAACCATCTTAGTATCACCTGCAATTTGAAATTGCATTCCAACACTATCTTGGTTATTGATATAAGCGGTACCACTATCTCCTTTTATGATTCTAAGACCACCAGTTCCACTTCCTCCCGCTGTTAACCATAATGAAGGACCTCCCGCAGAATACACATGGAGATGAGCACCTGGAGATGTAGTACCTATACCAACAGCACCACTACCAGATATAAACATATTAATAGCACTCTTGGTGTAAAAGCGCATACTATCTGTAGCATGATCATATCCTACAATGCCATAATCACCACTATTACCATCAGAGAATAAGATATCTCCTGATGAACCTGTTGGTGTTTGTATTTCAAAATATGTTGTTATAGCATTATTATCTGAAAAGAAAAATTTAGTAAATCCTGATCCTCTTGGTGTGCTTACGGTACCTGAGTTTGCATGAAATAAAGAGCGAGGTGTTGTTGTACCAATGCCAACATTACCATTACTTAAAATGGTCATTCTAGTACTTCCACCAGCATTAAAATATAAAATATTATTTGCTGTTAAACTACCATTTGTACCATCAGCTTCCATTTGAAGATATCCTGATCCAACACCAGTTCTTGTTGCTCTAATCACACCACCTCCTGAAGCATCTACTTGAAGAGTTACTGCTGGGACATTTGTGCCTATACCAACATTTCCACTAGCACTAACATATAAAGCATTTATTGCAGACGCTCCATCTACTTCAAAAACGCCACCTGTGGTGCCGGAAACGTGAAGTTTAGTTGTTGGGGTTGTAGTTCCAATACCAACATTTCCACTATCTGTTATTCTAAATTGGCTTGTGCCTGAATGTTGGAAATTAAATCCATTTCCATTTGTATTGTCTATAACAAAGCCATTTGTATTTCCACCATCATATAGCTGAGTGTAAATACCATTATCAGCTCTATAAAAACGTAATTCGTTACCACTTCTTACTTGATTATTAGATGCATTAAGTACAAGTTGTCCAGTAAAATTTCCTGTACCTTGTACATCTAATTTATAAGCAGGAATTGAAGTTCCAATACCTACATTTCCACTTCCACTTTCAAAAATGCCTGAAGAGGTAATGTGATCTCCACCTTGTCCTTTCATTAAAGAATTTAGTGTAGTTCCTTGTTCACTTCCAAGAGACGAAGCTCTAGGACCTGAAATAAGCATACCTCCAGAATAAGTTGATCCTGAAGGATTTGTATAAACCCAATGGTTTTGTTCTGAATCCCATAATAATGATCCTGATAAACCAGTTGATCCACTATCATAAACAGCTAAACCACCAAAACGTATTGTTGGTGTGTCTGTATTCACACTAATTAAATTAGTTGAAATGTTAAGTTGAGATGATGTTATATATTGTACACTTTGAGTGCCATAAACTGTTACATTATTAAAGTAAGCGGTTCCGCTCACATACATGTCTTTAGTTACTCTAACACCTCCATCTGTGTAAAGTGAGGCTGTTGAAGTAAATGAAACAGGATTATTTACAGCGCTAATATACTGGGTATTAACAAATGTATTTGAACCTGTAGTGGCATAACTTCCTGTCTTAGAGTTAAGTGATGTGATACTACTTTCAGCATTAGTTATTCTTGTTGAGAAAGAACCTGAAGCTGTTTGTAATGAAGAGATATTACTTTCATTATTTGTTACTCTAGTGCTAAAACTACTTGAAGCTGTAGTTAAGCTAGAGGCAGTCGCCTCTGTATTTGTTACTCTAGTGCTAAATGAGCCACTAGCAGTTTCTAAATTTGTTGTACGAGTTGAAAATGATCCACTTGCTGTTACTAAAGATGAAGCAGTTGCCTCTGTATTTGTAACACGAGTACTAAATGAACTACTTGCTGTAGTTAAACTAGAGCCTGTTGCCTCATTATTAGCAACACGAGATGATAAAGATTCACTAACAGTAGATAAACTAGAACTAAAAGATTGAGATACAGCTGTTAGCTGAGCATCAGTAGCAAAAGTTGCATCTAATGATGAACTAAAACTTTCTAAGTTAGTCACTCTAGTAGAGAAACTACCACTAACAGTGTTAAATGAAGATGTTGTTGTGAAAGATGTACTATCAAGACCATCTAATAATTCAGCATTAGTCGCGTAAGATGCTGAAATGGATGAACCAGAAACGTTAGCTATAAGTGTTCCTAACACGGTTAAATCACCTGTAACAGTTGATGATCCGCTAATTATTGGGCTATCTAAAATCATTTTATACTTGGATTATTCCAGTATAAATATGGGGGAGTATCAGTACTATACGATAGATGATACCTTACATTTGTTGTTTGGGTATAAGTCTTGTATAGAAGGTAAAGCAGTTTCTGCTTCTTCTAAAGTAGGATAAGCGTATTCTGGGTCGCTATCGTTTAGTTTAGCAACCCAGATTTCCGCATCAGGTAAAAATTGTTTAAGTATATAGACCATTATAATGATCCAGTTGGTTGAGTTAACCAAGGTGATTGAAGAGTAACTACTGGAGGTACAATTTGGTTAGCAATTTGTTGTGCTAAACCTTCTTTCATTGCGTCTACAGATCCAGTACCTAATGATTCTGTTACCCATCCTGTTACTTGATCTAATGTTAATTGTTCAAATGGAGTAAATGCGGATCCTGAATGTAAAGGAACAGCCGCTGTGCCAATTGATTGAGCACTATATGTTACTTCATTTACAATTTCTTGAGCATGTAACTGCCAATGTGCAGTGAATACTACATCAGATTCTCCTGATGCTGTCGGATAACATTCCAGTGGATTGATTGTCCAGAAATATGTTGTTGCCATGTTTGTTTTTTTTAAATATTATTTTTATGATTATAAATATTGACTAAACACCAAATCTACTTCTTTGTACGTTAAAATTTTGTCTCATTTCAGCAGCAGATAATTGTCTATTGTATACTCTTATGCTACCAATAGTACCATTAAGATAATTTATAAGTACATTTGTATCATTATTAACAGCGAACCAAGTTGGTACTGTGCTAGTGGCTAAGGTATTAATGTGAGTACCGTATAAAAAATTATTATAACTACTAGCAACACCATTAACATATAAAGCCATTGTAGTGTAACCAGCTGTTCCTTTAGAAAAAGCTACATGATACCAGGTATTATTAGTTGAAATTGGATTTCCAGTACCGTGTGCTCCTTCTAAACATTGCCCATACACAGCAGATGAATAATAACCCTGTATGTTT